TGAAATCCTGTTTGAAGGATTCTATGGAATGTTTACAGGAGTATCTTTTACTCTACGAGCGGAAAACCCCTAGGGCTACCTATATCGCAGAGCGCACAGAAGCACTCCTGCACAAAGCTAATACGTTGCTGCAGGAGTCACATACCATCAAAGATGGGAGTTTAAAATGAGTGGAAAAAAATCCCGTGACAAAGGTGCACGCAGGGAAAGGGAAATGGTGCGCAGGTATATGGACATACCCGGTGTTTTTGCGCACCGTGTTCCACTGAGTGGTGCTGTGGAGGGTTACAGGGGTGATATCAAGTGCTACGTTGGGCCACACGAATTTACCTGCGAAATGAAAGCACGTGCGAGTGGATTCCAGCAGTTGTACAAGTGGTTGGGTACTAATGACATCCTGCATGTGCAACGTGACAAGGATGAACCACTAACAATTTTACCATGGTGGTTGTGGAAGTGTATTTGTGAAAAGCTTGCGTTAGAGGGGATACAGGATGTCAACACTATTGCAGAAGACTCTCTGGAGGGGCCAGCCGATAGTGTGTGATGGTGCAATTGCGTTTGACACTGAAACCACACTGATCGAGCCCGGTAAAATTCCAGAACTGATTGTTTTAACATGTGCCACAGAATCACAATCTTTTATAGTTCCACCTGAAAGAATATCAGAGTGGGTGTACGAGATATACAACAGTGGTTGCCCGATAGTTGCTCACAACTTTGCTTTTGATTTTCATGTCGTGTACAACGCACTGGAATACATGGAAGACTGCGCCACGTGGAAAAGAATGGTTGATGAGGGGCGTGCGTGGGACACCATGATATTAGACTTCCTTGTGCGTCTTGCAAATGGTGAGGAGGACGGTCCGCTCAGGACTAGGTCCCTAGCGGACCTGTCTGAGTACTTTCTAAATAAACCACTTGATAAAAGTGCACAGACTGAGTGGGCGCAGTTTCACAAGAAGGCTTTAGAACTTGTGCCTGACAGGATGCTTGAATATGCGCTCCTTGATGCGAAGGTTGCACGAGAGTTATTCAACGAGTTGCACCCTGTTGCAGTGAACATTGCAAACAAGTTTCAATGCTTGCAGTCTCAGCACGGACCTCTCACGCACCACACACAATTAAAGGGATCCATCGCCCTCACTGACTGCACGAGGGTGGGAATTAAGGTTGACTCCAAGGCACAACAGGATGTTGCAATGGAGATCAAGCTGCAAATACAGGACAAGGTGCAATGGCTTCTGGAAAAGTACCCATCGTTGTTCAAGAGGGACAGTGTAAAAAAGAGACTGGGGCAACTCATTGTAAATCCTGTAACAGGTGTTCCAAGCCTAGACAACAAGGCACTGAGGATATACCTGCACGAAATTGCAGAGACACTAAAGATCAAAAAGGTTCCATCGACAGAGAAGAGTAATGAAATCACCATCAGTGGTGAGTATTGGTCCCAACACAAGCATGAGTTCATCCAGAACTGGTTGGACATGCAAACAAAAGCAAAGCTATTGCAATTTGTGGATCAGATAAAAAGTGGCAGCGTGAACCCTCACTATCAACCTTTGGTTCGCACGGGTCGCACTTCTTGCAGCAAGCCTAACCTGCAACAAATGCCAAAGCACGCATGGTTCAGGAAGTTGTTTGTGCCACATGAGAATTGCAAATTTGTTGTCGCAGATTACAACGCAGTAGAGCTCAGGTGTCTTGCTGCAATATGCATGAGTAAGTTTGGGTACTCAAGACTTGCAGAAGCTTTCCAAGAGGGTATTGACCCACACAGTTTCACTGCTGCGATGTTGCTGAAAATGCAGTACAAAGACTTCCTTGCAATGAAAGGCAAGGATCCTGAAAAGTTCAAGCATTACAGGTTCTGTGCGAAAGCTGTAAACTTCGGTGTGCCGGGGGGACTTGGTGCAAAATCTTTGAAGGAATATGCGGAGGCAACCTACGGTGCGCAAATGAGTCTTACTGAAAGTAAGCTATGGCGCAACATGCTGGTTAGTGAGATCTACCCTGAACTTAGTGAATATCTTTCCAGCAGTGCTCTGGGTAACCTTAGTACAAATCTGAACATTAACGTGCAGGAAATATGCGATTGTTTTGGATTGAAAGACAAGGGCCTTTTTACATTCCAACCTGTGGTGGACATTGTGTCCGGTAAAAATCGTACAAGGGATGGACAACCTTACAACAGTGCGTTCAGGCGCATGGTGTGGGAATGTCTTGAGAAATTAAACAACGACCCAACCACAGAACTTGCAATCAGAAGCAGGAAGGGTAGCGACACACTGCGAAGAAGGTTGTTCGGAACCACTGTGATAACACTGACAGGCAGAGTGCGTGGCTGTGCCGAGTACACAGAATCGTGCAACACGCAGTTTCAAGGATTAGCTGCGGACGGCGCAAAGTTATCGCTTTACAACGTGTCCCAAATTTATCCTGTTGTTGCATTCGTACACGATGAGTTGGTTGTTGAGGTTCCTGATGACAATCCAGAAGCACACAAGGATACTGTGGTGCGGATGATGAAAGAATCCATGGATGGTGTTCTTATGGGGTACGTGCAGAGTGAGGTTGAAGCTGCTGTGTGTGATTACTGGGGGAAACCGTGATGCAAATAACTCATTCCATATTTGAACTTCCTGACAGTGGTAAGAGGGAAGAGTTTTCCACTGGTTCCAGAAGGGACACTAGGGAAGGGAAGGGGAGGTACGACTTGTTACCATGGTGCGCTATTGAAAGAATTGCGAAGCATACAGAAAATGGTGCGCATAAATATGGTGATAAAAACTGGGAAAAGGGACAACCTGTTTCCAGATACTTTGACAGTGCAGTGAGGCACTTGTCTAAGTGGATCCAGCACAACGACACTGAGGACCACCTTGCTGCTGCATGTTGGAACATACTTGCAATCATGTGGACATTGGAAAAGGTGCAAGAAGGAAAACTACCCAGTACTTTAGGAGATGATCATGAGCACAGATTTTACTGGGGACAACAATCCCGGAAAGAAGAACAGAATGAGCCAGCACAAGATACTCAAAAAGGAACGTAGGTTACAAGCAATCCAACTGCGAAAGCAGGGATTAACTTATGCTGAGATAGGCCGTGTAATGGGAGTTACAAGGCAGGCAGCATACTCTTATGTAGAACGTGAATTTAAGCACATTGTGAAAGAGGGTTCCCAAGTTGCAGAGAAGGCACTTTCGCTTACTCTTGCACGCTATGATGAGTTGTTGAAGGCGTACTATCAACAGGCTGTTGGTGGTGACAGGGAGTCTTTGCAAGACGTACTCAGCATCATGGACAGGCAGGTGAAAATACTTGGTTTGGAGGCTCCCAAGAAGTCTGAAACCAGCATCACATACACCACCATGACGGATGCTGAACTTGTGCACCAAGCTACTATGTGGGGAATCACAATTCCAAATGAAATTGTTTTGGAAAATTCTGAAAACAGTTCACAGCTAACCTTGTCTGATGATGGCACAAATGATACTGTACAGACATACACTAACCCTAACAGAGAGGAGCAACCATGAAGACTATGCCCGGTAACCTATTACACTGCGCTGTGAAGCACTTCTGGGGAGATGCGGAGCACATTGTGCACGTTACCTTCAGTGAGTCTGGTGCTAACATCAAGATTGAAAAGAACGATTCTTTAGAGCAAAGCATAGATCTGTCACCACCTCAGGTTGCAATCCTGCACGAGCTACTGGGTAACTATGAGTACTAACTACTAATTTAAAAAAGATTAGTAGTTCGTTTAAAACCCGGCCTAACGCCGGGTTTTTATTTTATTAAACATTGCACCATTGTATGCCGATAATACAATTACACAAAAGGTGCAAACATGAAAAAGATCCTAGTATGCTGCGTTCTTATCTGTGCAGGGTGCACGGGTCGCAATTCTTGGGAATCCGGCCTTAGTACCAAGTACTCCCCAGACGTATCTAAAATACATGACATTGCACTGGAATTTAAATATAAAAGGGAGTTTTAACATGATGTCAGACAAGATTATGAAGGGTTTTGTGTACCGTGCCAAATTAGGGCCTAGAATGCCCTTAATACGCATTACTGATGTACTGTTGAGGGAAAGGCCTACCGAGGGGGAAAACTGCGCTAAAAAGCGAATTAGAACGGTTTACAGGGCATATGACTATGAGAAGTGTAAGTATGTCAGGGTGTTGACTGGTAAGAGTATCCTGCACATGCTGAAACCAAGGTTGGTTGTGGAGGATTTACCAGTGTATGACAGGGATCCTCAGGGTAACCCTGTGCATTTTGCAGGGGATACAAAATTTTTAAATTGCAGGAAGATTTTCTGTAATATTTTTCCACATGTAGCGAATAACTAAATGTAATGATTGGTGTGTTTCTGTGTTTAATGTGAAACCCTCCGTGAGATACGGGAAAACATAAAAACACTGCAAAGTAGTGAACCATAAGGCCCCTGAGTAATGTCAGGGGCCTTTTTCTTTTTGTGCATGCAAAAAAAATAATTAAAGAATTGCTGCTAAGCTTGCCGATGATACAAGTAGACATAGAATACAACCATGCAACTAAGGTGGTTGCTGGTTACTAACAAACAGGAGTGCTGCAATGTTCAAGAAGAAGAAGACAACTGTAAAGATTGCAAGTTATGAATCAGGGTACAGGAAGATAGTCCTGTTTCGCAAAGGTGTGCAGGAATACGATTTTGGAGCAAAACAGTACAAGTGGGTTTCCATGTTCCACAGTGTGGTCAAGTACTATCCAACCTACGGTGTTGGTGCAAAGAAGATCTGGGAAGAGGTGCAAATAGATGATTTTGGTGTGGTTAATGTGCGCACTGAGATTGGCCGTCAAATAAGCAGGGTAAATGCAAGCAAACACTACTTTGCACTGGTTAAGTTTGCCATGGAGATGGAGCAAATCGAAGAGGTTAATCATGAACGCCGTCTGAGTGCCATACTGGAAGCAACAAAAGCAATCACAAGCAAATAGGGGGAATTATCATGAATGATAGCATACATGCACTGATGAAAGCAGGTTTAATCAAGAGGGGGACTGAGATCCAGTCCCCCAACAAGGTGCACAAGGAAATATCCCCTGAGTTGCAGGAATTGTTGTGCAGCAACTACTCCAATGCACTTGCCAGCAATGACAACCCATATGCTCCTGTGGAGTATGCAGTAATGGATCCTGAATTGTTCGGACCAAGTGATCTAATGCACTTCTGCAATAAGAGCGGTAACAGGCTAACAAGGCAGCAAATGAGGGAAAGATTCTACAATTACACCAATTCTAAGAAGGGTAAATAACATGTTTAGAATACTTGGAAAGCTTCATGGTGAGTATGTTTACGAGCACTTATTTTCTAGGGGTAACTTTCTGGTGATTGGTAAAGATGGATTTCATTTAGACATGATTGATGAAGATGATAACCTACCAGAAGGGTATAGGTGGATGACTACTAAAGAGTGGGATAGCTTTACCAAGGTAGGTGCACCATGAGTGAATTTGACAAAGAAACCATGCGCAAGTTAAAGGTTATTATTAATGAGCACTATTATCAAAATCATCCTGCTTGGAACTACGCCACAGCAGGACTGTGGGTAGGTTGCATACTCTTTCTGTGGTGGTTGTACTCGCTATCCACAGTGGGTAAATGATGCATAGTTTTTTTGAAGTTTATCTTGACACATAAAAGAGTGCATAGGTATAATAAATACATAAGTAAAAAAACAGGGGAAAAGCCGCCAAGCGTTCCCCTGTTTTTTTAACGTCTGTTAGTGCACTTAGTGCACTAATTGCAATGGTGCGAATCAAAGACCACAGAACCATCATCTCTTAGTATCTGATAGTGCAGTAAATCCCTTCTATGCTTGGTAAGCTGGTTACCAAAATCAAACATCTTGTGCATGTCCTTTTGCCACTGCGATTGGTACACATCCTTTTTGAATGTAGCACGCAGGGAATAGAACTTCTCAACACCATACTCAGAATTTGACACTTCACAACTCCTTAAATAGGGGGTAATATAGAAACCTATTGCAATGTAGCATAATAGGCAGGTGATACAATGTCAGCAGGTTACACAAGAACAGAACTGGAAAACAAGCTTAAGCAGGCGTATGCAATTGCAGAGCTTGCTAGCGCACGTAGTGTGAAGGGTTATCTGGACAGTGTAATTATTGATTCACGCCCTGAGCCCAGAAGATTTGCACACGTTGCACGTGACTGGCAATGGAAACGTGCAGATTACATGATGCAGCCTATTGAGGCATTGTGCGGACTGCGACCAGATTACAAGGGACCACGTAACACTTGGGAAACATTACCACGTGGACATGACAAGACAACTGGACTTGCACGCCTTTGCAACTGGGTACTTGCATTCAGCCGTAAGCCTATTGAAATTGTTGCAGCAGCAGCAGATTTTGACCAAGCTGCACTACTTACTGAATCCATGGCAGCAGAAGCACGCTTAAACCCTTGGCTTGCAAAACGTATTACGTTTGGAACCAAGCGCATCAAAGGTCCGGGCGGAATCCTTAAGATCCTTACTGCGGATAGTGCAACATCATTCGGTTTGCGCAGTGATCTTGTTGTATGTGACGAGGTTACACATTGGAAGAAAAGAGACTTGTGGGATACTCTTTGGTCGGGTCGCCAGAAGCGACCCGGCTCAGTATTTGTTGTAATTACAAACGCAGGTACACTTGGTAGCTGGCAGCACCAAATACTCGAACAGGTAATGGTGGATCCCACTTGGACTGTGTTTGAAGCACCCGGACAACTTAATTCATGGATGGATGCAGAAGCAATACAGAGAGACCGTGCACTTCTACCAGCAGGTGTTGCAAAAAGAGTACTTGATAATGTGTGGATTGACCCTGCTGAAGAGTCTGGGTATTTAACTAGATCAGAAATTGCAATTGGTACTCAACTGGGAGTTGAGAAAAACTTGGTTTACAACACTGTCGGTCTGCACGGCACAGAATATGTTGCTTCAGTGGACTACGGGGCCAGAAGAGACCGCACAGCAATGTGTGTGATGCACTTGGATTCTGATGGTGTGTATGTGCTTGACAGATTAGATATACTTCAGGGAACACCGGGAAATCCAGTGCCAATTGCAAGTGTTGATAGTTGGATTGAGGGAGTTGCAGCAAACTTTTTCAACCCAAGAATCATCATTGATCCGTGGCAAATGGAAGCCACTGTGCAAAAATATGAGGGGCGTTTAAGAGTCGAAAGATTCGATGGCAGGTCTGGAAAGAGCAATTATGAGATGGCTGAACTGCTGCGCAGCCTGCTTGTGAATAAAAGACTTGCATGGTATGCAGATCCTGCGCCATTGCAGGTTGGTAGGAAACGAGAAACACTTGTGGATGAAATGGCTGCACTCATCATAAAGAGTAGTGGTGCAACATATAGGTTCGACCACACCAATGGCCTGCATGATGATAGAACAGTTGCAATGGGTATGTGCTTGGTTACACTAGCTGGCCTGCAACACACAGGACCATGGATTAAACCACCTGCTGTAAAACAGCCTGCCCCAACAGATTACACCCTGCGCACTCCACAATTCCGAGGTATGTTTGGACTGGGCGCAATGGGTGCAACAACTCCACGTGGGATATTTGGTGGATGACACCAGCCTGCCTGCAAAAAGCCTGCATGTGATTGCACATAAGTGCAATAGCCTGCAATAGTTAGAGCAATGTGATGCGCTGTGCGCATAGCCTGCTATGAATAGAAGATGTAGCGCACCAAGTGCGCCCCCTGCATGAAGTGCATGATATGCACCACTGCGGTGATAAGGATGTCGCAGGCAATCGCACATACTGCTGTTGTGCTCAGCCTGCTCCGATGTTATAACATGCAGGTGCACAGAGTGCACCAACGATTATCATTATAAGAGTGATAATACAACCAGAGTAGCTAAATAAGATTTAGCTATCTAAATAGTAGCAATATAGCAGGCTAGTACATAACTTAAGATATTGCACCTGCACTTATAGCTAATTATGCTTTGGAAGCAGAAGTAGCAAAATAAGATCTATCTATCATATTAGTGCACTAATAACAAGATACAAATATCCGATTTAGCTACCTGCATTGCAGGGATAATGCTGTGCGCATCCTGCGCACCACCTGCTATATTCCTACTAATGTTGTGCACTATTCGTGCACCACAGTGTTGTCAAGCTTAGCAGGCAGCAGGCTATTTGCACCCTGCACTGTCCACTATTATTGGCACACGCTTTGCGCAGGCATCACACAGTGTATATTTGCTACCTGCTATGTGCACTATTCGGAAGTCCTTACACTGCAAGCACTTACGAGTACGGCAAATCGCACATCGGAAAATTTGTGCAAAAAGGGGGGGACCCGGAGGGGGGGTCCCACAAAATACACCAGACTAAAATTTTAGAATATTTTCTTCACAATTGGTTCTTATAAATCTTATCCAATACTTTACGCACTCTCACAACACCAATGTAACCAATCGCAGTGTTGTAATTAAGGACATAGTCTCCTGCGAAGTGCAATTTATCGCACTCCCCCCATGGTGCTTCATCAAAAGAGTATTCTGGGATATCCCAATACCCTTCCTGCCTGAGTTGTTGCAATGTTCTCTCTGCACCCATTGCATCGAGATATTCAAGCCATTCGTGCGCCTCTTCACCCTGAATGAACATCAGTGTTTCGTACATTTTGTGTTCTCGCATTCTGAGCCTCCTTAATTGCCTTATAGAGCACTATTGCATCCTGCATGAGTATGTGTGGCTTAGAGGCCCTGAACGCAATTTCAATGCGTTCTAGGGCCTGTAATAGGGTTGCATCGTGGCGCATTACTGGATTCCCCAAATTTCGTACAATGCTGCATCTTTTGGTACTTCTTCGCCCCACTCTAAAAACTCTTGCTCAAACTTCTGTTTCGCATCATCAATACCACAGGCACGCACTTTGCGCTCACATTGCACGGAAGATCCGGGGTATGTTTGAGACGGGACTGAGAACTTAAACACAAACATTGAAGTTGGGATCATTGCAGCACTCCTTGTAAGGAAAAAGCATGTAAATTGCTTACATGTAAGCACATTCTACAAGTAGAAAAGTAATCGGCAAGCATAGCAGCATAACTTTACAAAAAATTAAATGCAGAAAAATTATGCAATGTATTTAAGTATAATTCAATTGACAATAAAGATGCAAAAGGTATCTTATAGGTAGGGACACTTCTGCCATTTCCCACATGGCACGGTTATAACCACATTGACCCCGGCTTAAAAGGCCGGGGTCCACATCATGGCAAACGATGCAATAATTCCAGATCCATTCGCACAAACTCCACAAGAGTCAGGGTACGATTTCCCTGATGCTCAGAAGAAAGAAGGACGTGTTCCGGGTGATGGTGCAATGCCATTACCACACTTCATGACCTTCTCTCAGGTTGTGAACTGGGCTAGTCGCACATACAGGTACACTTTTGATGAGGCACTGCGACACAGTGCAAAGAACACACTTGCACTAAGGCGTGACCCAGTGGTAATGGAAGCAATTCGCTCCCGTCAGATGGCCACTGCACAACTACCTTGGCACTTGGAACCTGCAAATCCAGAAGACACTGCGCAGGTTGAGGCAGCAAAACTTCTCACAGACATACTCAAGAGCACTCCCAGATTCGAACAGATGTTGATGCACCTGCTTGAGGCTGTTTTCTATGGCCGATATGGTGTGCAGGTGAACTACTCTTGGGATTTTGCAAACGGTAAAAAGCGCATGGTTGTGAAGGATTTCAAGCCTGTAAACGGGGACAAGATGGTTTTCCGTTACTCAGGGCAGGCTGGAATACTTGTGCACGCAACATTTCAGGGCGACTTTGCAATTACTGACAGGGGTAGGGCGCACTTCTTTACTCCAGAGGAGAGGGAGCAAATCCTTATCCACAAGCACGAACCTGAGGATGCTGATTTCTACGAGGGTGAACTTGCAGGTGGTATTCATGGTGTTGGTATACGTTCCAAGATTTACTGGTTGTGGTATTTGCGCAGTCAGGTACTGACATTCCTGATGGACTACTTGGAGCGTATTGGTGCAGGTGGACTCACGGTGTACTACTTTGAGGCTGGAAACCCGAACTCACTTGCAGAAGTAAAACAGTGCGCAGAAGAGCAAATGCGCAACAACACCATTCTTTTCCCAAGGTACAGGGACAACACAACAGGTGGTCCGGGTATCGAGCGCATAGACCCCTCACCAGCAGGTGCGCAACTTCTGTATGACCTTATTACTGCGTATTTTGACCAGCAAATTCGCAGGTACATACAGGGTGCAGATAATAATGAAATGACAGAGGGTGAAGCTGCGATCATGGGAGACACGCACTCAAGAATGGTGCGCTATGATGCCATGAATTTGCAGGAAACCATCACACATGATCTGGTAAAGGTGCTCCAAAAGTACAATTGCCCCGGTTTACCACAAATCAAGTTTGTGTTTGATATCGACAAACCAAACGCAGTGGAAACACTGCAAGCTGCACAGGCGTTCTACCAGATGGGTGGAACACTGGATGAGGATGAATTAAGGGCTGTTCTAGGCTTATCAAGACCACAACCCGGTCATGCGATACTTGCACAGAATATGCCACTTAACCCGTCTTTAATGGGGAGTCAGCCGACTGGTGTGCCAATAGTAGGGCAACCGGGGCCTGCACAACAAGGTGCAGAAGCGACTACACAAAGTACCCCTACACCAGACGGGGCGCAGGGCGGGGGCTCAATGCCCCCCGCCACTGCGTAATTGCAATTCACATTTCACTTCTTTGAAAAGGGTATCACATGGAAAACATGGGCGGTAATTTTGCAAATAAATTAAATGCTGCAAGAACTTTAAGAAACAGCGCAGAACAAGAAGTTATGTTGGGGCAAGGTACTCCAGATCAACAGAAGGGTGTAAATAATATGCTCGACCGAGCTAAAAACACCCTTGGTAATTCTCCCAAAGCTAATGCCGTTGCAAGTAACTCTGCAAGAAGGGGTGCACTTAGCGGGAATGTAAAAAATGTAGTAGCTGGGATCGGAACAGCACCATCCCTTATTCCGGGAAAGACCAATTTAAAAACTGGAGCACAAGGACCCGGAACAATTATTAGAGGTGCTAATGCAAGTATAGGAGGTGCAAAACATGTCCGAAAATAACTTTAAAACACAACACACCATTGGGTACAAAATATCTGGTAAACCTATCAAAGGTGGTAGTGATGCACTGAAATCTAAGCGCAGAGATAATGCGGAACTTGAAAGAAAATTTGGTGGTAATTACTCCAAAAGGAGTGATAAACAACCACAAGGCCCAAAATGGGATCCACCAAAAACTGCAAGGGGTGAAGCTTTAAAATACGAAGCAGGTAGTGGTAGTGTACCATCTGGCACTAACACGCACCTGCCGGGTAAGTATGGTAAGCGCAAGGATGGATCATTTGGGATTTGTTGAAGCATTTAAAGCCATTAGTTTTTTTATTCTGGCTTTTTCTCGTTTTTCAATGAAAAGCAGCATATCTGTCCACTCACCAGCAAAAATAGCAAATTCCTTCTTTACACACTTTTTACTGGGGAGAAAGTATCTCAAACAGTAGTTATCGTAAAAATGACCTTCTGAACGATAAGAATACGACCCTACAACCTTACCCTCATAAGTGGATTCAATGTCAAAATCATACCACCTAGTGGGATTTTCCCCGTCAATGTTATGATGAAAAGATCCACTAATGCTAAGAACTACGCCCGACTTTGGGAATTCAACGACAGTTCGCTTATTTAGGTCATTATTTCCATTCAACAACGACAGCAGAAATTGTGAATAAGTCTTCCCCCCCTTACGAGGATGACTGAGTGCAAAATCGAGGTAATTCATGGCAAAGTCTCCACTAAAACCTAAAAATAATACTACTGATACTTCTAATATACCACAACCTGCGCCCCCTATCGCACGACAAAAGGCGAATATTCAGGACGTGCAAGCAGTTCAAGGGGAATTTAATAAAAACCCCCAGCAAAAATCTATTGAATATATAAACAATTTACCAAGCACCACAAGGTCAGCAGAACAAATAGCCAGTAGCAAGCCAAAAGATCAAACGTCCTTTGAAAAACTTAAAATTCAGGGTAGAGATGACCTGCACCAAAGGCTTGAAAGTCTTGGATATCACAAATATTTAATTACGAATAAAGTTGCAAATGAAAATAATGTCAAAAATGTGGTAAACGATCACATTGAAAAATTGGCCCAAACATCAAAAATTCACAGGGAGTTATCTCAAGTACATGAAGCACTAAAAGACAATGAATTACCCTCAGACAAACGCAAGGAATTACTTGAAAGAGAAGCAAGACTAAAACTTTCTGTGCAAAATATTAGTAGCCATAATCTTTTTAATCCTTCCGGGGATGATGCAGCTAAACAAAGATCAAATGTTGGGGATGTCCTACTGCACAAGTTGGGCAAAATGATCAATTTCTTTACCCGTAGAATGGGTAAAAGTAACCCTGAATTGGACAAAAAACATAAACAAGTAGCTATCCGTAATTTTATTGAACATCTGCAAAACAAGGAACCTGCGAATGATGAGGAAATGGCAGAAAGGGAAGGTTTATTAATATCGCTGGGTGGATATGGCCTAAGTGATGATTTAACTACTGCGCTTACTTATGGGGATCACAGTGGTGCAGAATGGTACGACCAAGATCTTAAGCAATTTGAAGTTGGTTTGGCTCACCTGACAAACCACCACAACGCCACAAGGCATTTAAAATTTAAAGATGCTACTGGTAAAGAACATGGTTTTTTTGGGGATGTTGTTACAGATCCTACAACAGGATTTCATGATTTGAAATGGAGCGAGGATGAAAAGATTGCAAGACAGCAAAAAGCAAATATGGCTATGTTTAAACTGCTCCTTGCGCCCACAAGCTTTGGTAACAACCCAAAACTGAATGCCGTTAAAGCATTTGATATATTTAAGTACGCTGCACAAGATGCTGCTGCAAAAAATGATCATATGCGGGTGTTTCACCATGTTCCACCGGATCAGAGTATTAAAGGGGAGGAGGGTGGAAGATTTTCCAGTAAAACTTTTGGAACCTCTGCTGTTTGGAAACCAAAACTTGAAAAGTTCTTCAATAAACAATTAAATGTTGCCGACCCTGAAAAACAATCATTGATGCTTTCCATGTTAGAACAACAAGGATTTGCACCAAAAACAGTTATTGAAACTGCTGAGGATGGGACACGTGTAAGAAAACTTACTCTAAACGTGAATAAGCTCTCTTCTTACGCAAAACTGGATAAACTTGTGGAACTTCGGGATAGATATAAAACCCAAGCACAAAAACTCGGTGCGGATGAAAATTCTGAGGATGACGAGGATGAAGGACCATCCAATGTTTTTTATAGTTACATGAAAAACAGGGACGGTAGTTTGCACTTAAAGAGATTAAGTGTTAAAGACTTTGACCTAGCTGCGAAGAAAAATCAACAAATACCTTTGTACGATGCTAATGGTCAGCGTTTATATAAATCTTGGACCTCAAGATCTGTGACAAGGGAAATGCTCGCACATATGCGAGAAATATTAAATGGTGACACGTACAACACACCAGAAAGGTTCCAACAGTTCCTTGGGTCAGACCAATCACCAGAATTACTTAAAGGATTAAAAAATAATGTAAACCTTCCCTACAAAGATGAGGAGGGAACCACAGCTAATCATCCGGGCGCATATTTATTTGGTCCTAAAGGAGGACCCTTTTATTTAAATCTAATGCGAGATTCTAGGCATGTTACCAAAGATCTTTGGTTTAGCAGAACTTGGAACAGAATCTTTGGTAGTGTATTTGGAAAAAAGGACAAAATGCAGGATGTTCCAAGGAGTAATAATGAACGAAAATTGATGAATGCTGCGGTTGATCTTGTATCAAACAGACTTGCATCAATCATGGGGGAGGATAAAAAGCTGCACCCACATGAAATACAAGCTGCGCTGTGGTATTATGAACAACAGCTATACAAAATGATGGGAGTTAGGGTGGAATCCTACTCTTACAAAGACGGAATTGAACATATTCTAAAAAGGGAAAATGGAGAATTAAACAATGCCACACCACTCAATTTCAAAACAATTCAACCCCATAATCCAGCAGATGTTGAAAGAAGGAAGAATGCCTACGCTGAAGCAACTAGGACTCGCAGTAGGGCAGACAAAGAAAGATCTCAAGTCACACTGGCACAAAATGCAACAAAGCAATCCTTTGCAAAAACCAAGGTATTAGAAAATATACTGCGGTTGCTGCGTTCGGGTTCACCAATCCGGTACGCACAGTTCACACCAGTAAACGGTGGGATGCAAAGCGCACCTGTTTCCCAGCGCACCAATGTTCCTTTTGGTAATGCTGTTGCAAAGCAGGGTACTGGAAAGAACATTGCGCATGCTCAACTGAATGACCAGATTGCACAGAAGGCTGGAATACAGACAAGTTCTTCCACTGCCATCGGCGACTGGCCGAATGGCAGTGAGCAGAGCACAGTGCACACATCCAACGCACAGGTGGATCCTGCAAAGATGCGCTACCTTGCTGCGTGGCACGGATTATCAGGACAGAAAAAATCAGTTCTTATATTCCACCCTAATGAAAAAGGTCCTGACTCCCTGTACCACATTAACCACCCTGAGACTGACCTTGGTAAACTCAGGGAACAGTTGAATCAATTTAACCTGCAATACAAGACACTTGTGCCGGGTGCGAAGGGTACAAAGATCATGCTGTTCGACCCAAACAAATCGAACAGAAGTTCCATTGATCAATTTGCTACAAAAAATAACCTAGGTGTGGTAGAAAACACTGGACAAGGTGAAATTATCGGGCATAATGGAGACTGGAATAGTGCAGGTGCGCTTCCCAAATCCCGTCAAGCTTATAACAACATAATTGCACAATATGAGCAAAATCAAAACAGTTCCGGGTCTTCCAACAATTCTGGTGGGACACCCACCCCTGCAAAGCAAGCCAGCACAGGGGAAACCAAAAAGCAACTCAGCAAATCAGGTAAAGCCTACAAGTTCAACAAAGCAAGGCGGATCCTCGAAGGTTTCCTAAGGGCGCACAATACGCCAAACAAGGAACTTCCACCTGTTGGTGACCTTCTTGCACCTGACTTGCAGGGAATAAAACCTGAGCACATGAGCAAGTACCAGCAACTTGTTCCGGGTGCTAAGTGGTCAGACATAGAGGGTGCTGTATCCTCACTGCAACAAGATCCAAGCTTGTACGCAGATATGACAAGTGAGTCCAACAGGCGGGAGATGTACTGCAAGGAACATGCTCGCACTGTACTGCACTCCAGTGGTGTGCAAAAACTTCTTGACTCTCTTGTAAATCAAAAACTTATTCCTGAGCACGCACAACACCTCATTCAGGATGCAAAAGACGGCGACTACTTTGCACTTGAGGCAATTAGTGCAGAACTTCAACACAGTATTCCCGCACTAAGATCTTTCTCAAAAGCTGCTGAGAGGGAATACAACAAGGCTGGAAAGGCATGGGACAAGATGAGAAGCGGTGTGCAAAAGTTTGGGAAGAAGCACCACTCTGCTGGGCAATTCCGTGCAGGTGAGCACGAGGTAATCATGCGTGGTGCGACCTACAAAAAAGGTCAGTTTGCACCACAGAATGATGGTAAGGCGAGGTTTGAAAAAGGTTCATCCAAATTAGGTGCAGTATACAACTCCATTAATAAGTTTAGAGGTTCTTAATGGAAGATATGATTGTTAAGCACCATGTTCCAATCCTTGACGAGCACGAGTTGAAGGATAACAAGGGGAATGTGGTGATAAGGCTCGACAAGGATAAGTTGCAAGAAATTGTAAATACGAACAATACTCGTATGAGCAATACTGGCGATGAAATTCCACTGGTGATCGGACACACGAAGGACGATGCACCAGAGAGCGAGCAACCTGAGATTGTTGGGTACGCCACCAATTTAAAGGTTGAACCATTCTTCAAGACAGGTCGCAAGTGTATCACTGCGACTTTCAAATTCTTCAAAAACACAGTGGACAAGGTGCGCAACTTCCCAAGGCGCAGCATTGAACTGTGGTTATCAGATTACAAAATTGATCCCATTAGTTTGCTTGGTGCAACTACTCCAGAAAGGGATCTTGGCCTTCTCCGTTTGAGTAAGAACGGGGTTAAAAAGTATCAAAGGACGATGGAAATGGATAACAAACAAGAAATAGTTGACGCAGTACTTAACGCACTCCAACAGACTGACGTGTGGCAGTTCCTTACACAACTAGCAGCACAGTCTGGTCAGGATGCAGGTGTACCAACCGAGGGTGAAATGCCACCCGATGCTGGTGCAATGCCCCCTGAAGGTGCACCACCTGAGGGTGCAATGCCCCCTGAGGCAATGCCACCCGAAGCTGGAGCAGAAGAAATGCCAATGGATGAAGGTGCACCACTTCCTGAGGAATCTGCCGAGGAAGAACAACCTGTGCAAGCTTCACGTGGTAAAAGGTACGACAGAATCAAGCTTTCCAGAATGGAGCAGGAAAACCAAGTGCTCCACAAGGAGATTAACACACTCAAGCTCAAGTTCCAACGTGCAGAGCGTGAGAAGGATCTTATTGAACTGGAAGCAGAAGGTTACATGTTGGACCGTGGTGAGGAGTTGGAACTTGTGTCTGGAATGCCTGACACCAAGTACAAGTCTCACCTGCAAATCATTCGTAAGAGGTATCAGAAAGCACCACTTGGTGGAATGCGCACCTCTTACATAACCGAATCCCGTTCTGGTGCGTTGCGTGGTCGAACCAAGGACGAGGTTAATGCAGCTATCGACTACGCAACATCACACGGCATCACCTACGCCGAAGCGTTGGACAAAATGAATGCCGAAAAGGTTCTCTAATTTAGGAGGTTGGTAATGCCGTTGTACAATCCGGCTTTTACTGCAAGCGGGAATATTTTCCCTGCAAGATTTGTAAGGATTAGTGGCGAGTTCACTGTTGCGCAGTCTGGCGCAGGTGAATCTATTATCGGTGTGGCGCAGGAAGGTTCTCTTGCACCTCCCGGTATTGCAGAAGCACTGGGTAGTTCTCAGACTTATTATGCTGCGACTTCCGGTAAAACCCTCAAGGTTTTCGGTCTTGCAGATGTGTGCGTGGTTACTGCTGGTACTGGTGGGTGCACTGCTGGTTCACTGGTCAAGTCTGACGCAGATGGTAAGGCTGTAAATGTTGGTACTACTGCTGGAACTTACAATGTTGGCGGTATCGCACTGCAAACTGTAAGTGCTGGTGAAAAATGCCTTATCCAAGTAAACCCTCACCAAGTAACCATTGCTTAATAAGAAAGGACACTAATAATGGCTGATATCGTAAGTAGTGCAGCACAGTTTCCTTCAGGGAATAATACATATATTCCCTCGTTTGATGCGACTGGGCAGCTAGTAGTATCGTTCTCACGTAACCCAAAAGATTTCCCACTGAACAAGTATGTAACCATTACTCCAGTGAAGAAGTCTTCAGGTTATTACCTTAAACTCAACGCTGAGCAAGCTGCTCGTGTAGCATACGCTGATTTGAAAGATCACGTATGGCACGATGGTAATGATGCTCCACACGGCGAGTGGAATAATGAGAAGTTTGAATGGTTGTCATTCAACACCACTCGTTACGTGTTCCCATTCAGACTTGGTTATAAGGCTGTTGATCAGGCCGATTGGAAGATTGTTGCATCTTACAGTGCAATGAACGCCCAGCAGGCTATGACAGCACGCACTGTAAAGGTGTGGGATAAACTCCTTGCATCAAGCACTGATGGAGAAATCACATCTCAGAATTGCACTACTGCATCTAACGCCTATACAGGTGGTAAGGCCCTCAATGAGGGTGATTCCGGTGACCTTAACACAGGTACATCTGCTGGACCTGTGTTCAAGAAGGCACTCAATGCAGTTGCTCGAAAGATCAACAAGGACACCCTTGGTGCATGTGGTCCCAAAGACATGTGCATCATCATGAACCCAACTGCTGCTGATGCCATCTCACGCAGCAAGGAACTTCATACCTACCTGAAGGAATCCCCCATTGCACTTGCACAGGTGCGTGGTGATTCTGACAGCATTAACGGCAAGTATGGTTTGCCTGACAAGTTGTACGGTTACGACATCATCATTGAAGATGTTGTGCGAGTAAGCAACAAGAAGGGCGCATCCAGATCCGCCGATTATGTACTGGGAGAGGATGATATTTTTGTCCTTGCACGCCCCGGTGATTTGGTGGGTTTTGAAGGATCTCCTTCCTACTCCACTGCGCACATCTTCGCCTACGAAGAAATGACTGTGGAACAGAAGGACGATCCAGATAACAGGCGTATCAATGCACGCATCGTGGAAGACTACGGTGTGGAAGTTGTTGCTCCTGTTACTGCATTCCACTTCAAGAACTCGATTGCTTAACTATGGCATCACATGCATCAGTTGACGACTTGCTTAAGAGGTATGACCTTAGGCGCATTGGTGATCTTGTAAACGACAACGACACACGTGCATCCGAGGTTGATCTTAAGGGAAACACCACTGCGGGGGCGGTCACACAGACCGCCCTCTCAGATGCTTCTGGCATGATCAATAGTGCAATACTTGCAGGTAAGAGGTACAAGCTATCTGACCTGCTGAGTATGACTGATGAATCCAAGGCACTTCTCAAAAGGTTGTGCTGCGACCTTGCATATGCTCTCCTGATTGCAAGGCGTGGTTATGGTGGCGAGGACATGGTTGCAATGACCTCACGAGCCAAGGAGAGCGAGCAAATACTGGAACAACTGCGCCAAGGTGACAGATTGTTCGAGATAGAAGCAAATCAAAACGCATCAGTACCTAATCAAGCTGTAATAAGCAAAAACATATCATTGTTTTCCAATGAGTTAGATAGGTTCTTCGGAATGCGTGTATCCAACATAAACGAGAACTTCAACAATAGAGGGTAACAATGGCACAGATAATGACTACAGGACCAGCGCACATGTTTATTGGGCGTTCTGCGGAGAATACAGATGTGACGGGACTTGAATACTTGGGAACATTTGAAAAGAGTCCTGTGATTGATATCCAGACTTTAACTCAGCCTGTGATGAATGATATAGGTGGGGAAAGTGCAATATCGCACGCCATGCAGGGACAGATTGCCACCATTCAGGGTGTGATGAACAGGTATGACGAGGTCGAATACGCCAAGATTGAATCAGGGTACTACGGTGCAACTCGCAGGGGAGAAATAGAGAAGAATAAGCTTGGTGGTCTTGCACAGGCAATGTCTTTGGATTTTGATGTGTTGTTCTATTTCCCCTTCCACTCTTCTTTCAGAACAGGATCATCGAACACCGATGCTCCTGAAGGTTTGCACTTTGTAAGCGTAGTTCCCGTTAAATTTAAACTTGCTGAACTTAGCACTAGGGCAAGAACTATTGAAATTGCACTAAGATCTATTCCAAAAATGAGCATAAAAACAGATAGCCTGACAAATGTCGATTCAAATGGCGCAGCAGGTCCTGCAAGTATTCGTGAGTTTGTTCTTTACAAACATTTAACCACTGTACCCAATGCACTGAAAGAAAAGGTGAACTAACATGGCAACTTTCGCAAAAATTCATGTAACGGGTCCAGCGCACATCTTTGTTGGGCATAAGACAGACACCATAGCTAATGCCATCTACCTAGGCACATGTGAAAAGTCTCCTGAAATTGAGACTGAGTACATGTGGGAGGATGTGAACAACGATGTTGCTGGTAGTGCTCCTATTGACCTTGTTTTAAGAGGCCACAAAAGCAGCATTAGCGCACTGTTTACTAGGTTTAATGAAGATAAGCTTTTAAGTCTTATAGGTAACACTGGGTCAAAAGAAAAAAGACACAATGCTGACCACCAACCCGGAGTGTATGACAGTGGCCAGATTGGAGGACTCACTGAATATAGTAATATAGCAGTGGATAACACTGGGTACTGGCTTGCAATCAAGTTTGAGTTTGCTCAGAATACGGCTGTTGACCCTACCCTTCCAAAAGGTTATTGGTTCCCATCAATAGTTCCTGCAAATTTTACATACGCACAGGTTGGAACACATTCCAAGAAGGTGCAATTAAAAGCAGAAGCACACCCTGCAATTGTGAAGGGTACTGCCTCAACAGGGGCCACAAAATCGGAACAGGGTATGACAACTGGCAATTATGTGCTCAGATTGTTTACCACAGATCCTGCTATTTTTGATTTTTCACTACTTCCAAACTTTAACTAAAGAGTTTAGACATGCCAAGAACTCCATCAGCAAATGAGTATTTTGCTGATTTTAAGATTGCACGTACCCGCCTAGAAAACATGGCAGTTAAAGCTGGCATGAATAAGGATACTGTTGCAAATCTTAGCATGTCTGACATTTTAAAAAGCCCTAGATTTACTAACGAGCAGAGAGAAGAGTTTTTAACTTCTCAGGAAATAGGTGGACATTTAAGCAAAGATTTAATGTCCACCACAAAAAACCCGGAAATTGCTCAAAAGGTAATGATGTCTAGGTTGGATAAAGGGGATGCTCTTAGGAAAAAGCTTGAATCTTTACCACCTGAAGTAAGGAAGGAGGCAGAAAAGTCATTTCAACTTGAGCGTGAAACCATGGATAACGATGGTTTCCAATATAGGAGGGGTGAAAAAAATTGGTATGGTAGAACTACTCGTGGTTCTGATGCGGATAGAGAAGACTATTTTCTAAATCGAGCACAATCTATTGTCGCAGATGCCGAAAAGACTGCAAAAGATGTAGCTGGGGAAAAAGACCCTGTAAAAAAGAAAGAGTTAGCTGAAAAAATATACTCTCAAAGACAAGCATCTTTTACTGATGCAAATAGCGATAGAAATGATGCAGATGCTGAGCTTAAAAGAGCTAATATAGGTCTTGCAATGGATGTTGGACTAACAGCAGCAACTGCTGTTGTGCCCGGAGGAGTTGCATTACGATTTGTTGCCGGAGGTGTTGGTAAGGGTACTCAAGCACTCAGGGCAATGGGTAGAGTAGCCTATGAGGGTGTAAAACATGGAAGTAAAAAGTTTGTAGCTACTGAGGGGGTTAAGCTTGGGACACATGCTTTGGATGACACCCTTGCAAAAATAGACGGAGTTCCCCAATTCGCTAGAAATGCAGTTAGTGCTGTTGCTGGTTATTCAAAAGCATATGCAGAAAATTTATACGGGGATGTTCATACACATAAGCTTTTTAGCGGGGATGTGGGTGGATTCGTATGGAGCTTAGGCAACAAACAAATGGCAGCAAATGCTCTAGGTATTGCTCTTCCCTTTGCAAAAGGTTCTCCAAAAAATCTAACCGGTGCGTCTAAAAAAGCCATCGAAGCAAAGCAACAAGTGCAGAGAAGAGCTAACAAAATAGTTGATAAAGGGGAAGAGGCTTTTCAAAACTCTGCAATGCTAGGAAATGCTGCGGATGCTCTAGATAGTGGGCACGAGGTTTACACATCTGTTGCCAACTATGACCTTAAATACAAGCAGGCTCGTGCAGAAATAGCAGGTAGGAAAGAAAATCAAAACCTTTCCTCCGAGCAAATAGATAGATTAGCCAAACAAAGAGTTGTTAGGGACATTGGGTACAATACCGGAAACACTAAAAATGCTGCAACTGATGTTGCAGGTGGGATTAAAGATTATAAATCTCAAAGCGCAAGGAGTTCTAAAAACGCTAACGAGGTTAGCTCTAAAACTGAGCAAATTGAAACTAATGCTAAACAGGATGCTAAAGAACAAATTGAAAATGATGCTGAAACTCCCTCAGAGCAATTACTTTTTGATACATACATGGAGAAAGTAAAAAAACCTGATATTACTCCAGAGCAAAAAGCAGAGGCTACTAAAGAGTATAAATCTCAGACTAATGCACGTAGTTCCAAAATTCAGGAAATAGCTCAACAAAAAACTCAAGAAAAAATTCAAGATATAAAAGATACTCAAGAGCACAGAGATATTCGACATGATCAAATAGATACTTTTAGGCACATTCGTGGCGAAGAAAGCAAAGCCCCTAGAAGTACTCTACGTGAACCACGTGAGACTACTGAACCACATGAACCACATGAACCACATGAACCACGTGCAGAACCACATGAACCACGTGCAGAACCACATGAACCACGTGAGACTACTGAACCCAAAGAAACTAAAGAACCTAAAGAACCAAGAGAAAACAGAGAACCTCACATACCAAGAGTGCCAACAGGGGAAAGGCACGATAATACTCCACCTTTACCACCAGTAGGTGGGAATAGTGGGGGTGGTGGCACTTTTGCAAGTTCTGTGGGAAGCGGGTTCCCAATGCAAACCGCACCGTCTTACTCGTATGTAAACATTCAATTGCCCTACTTCAGCGAGTTAGGACTGTAATGGCATTAATAAAGAGCAACACGGGTAACATACTCACTGCGATCAAGACATTGCTAGTGAACGAACTTGCAGTGGGATCCCACAAGGTTCTGCTGGTTGCAAAAACAATTATTCCCAATTTCACAGGTGATCAGGACTTCATTATCAGACCGGGTTCCCCCACACCAGAAGATGGATTTGTGCAGGGTAGTGGAAGGCTTGCATCTGTCGTGCAAAGGCAGATGTATGTGGCAATTCGCACAAGGTTTGGTGTGGATGTTTCCAACAGTGACGAGAGGTGGTTGCTAGATCCTACCTTAGGACACCTCGCAAGGGAGGAGCAGGTTATAAACCTGCTCCACCTTCGAAGGCTCAAGGATTCATCTGGTAATGATCTTCTGATTGAACCAATGCGCATGACACAACCCATACAAGACTTTGTGGGACACTCTCAGGATGGTTACACAAGGGGTGGTGACGAGAAGGATGCGCAAAAGCAATACGGTATTTCCATCCTTGCTTTCGAATGCAGGTACATGCTGGGGGTGACAAACGATGGCTACTAACTCAGCTAATTACCTCAGGTACGGCCCCATCAAATTAAATATTGTAAAGCTGAATGAGTATAAAAAAGAACCAGTGTACTCTGACAAAGAGCGTACACATTATATGTACACCAGACATATTCTTTCCATTAACGCTGTGGTGTACCCTGACACAGATATAGATTATTCAGAACTTCCCAAGGATGCATACGCATCATTTTCCACCTGTTACACTAACGAACCAACGGACGGTCCCAACAGCAATGGTGGTGCAAGTGATCCAGCTTTTTCGGTGTATGGTAACAATCCCCTAAAGCTGCCACCAGTAGCAAGAATTGAAAGTTTATTGCGACACATGCTCATGCAACCACGGCAAAAGCTTAAGTATGTGGTTGGGGATAGTGTTATGCTGGAGTCTCCATCCGTTGATGCTCTAGTTGATTGCAATAATGGACCTAAACCAGTTTCCCTAACTGTCCGCAGTGTCAGCGGTTTGCAATCCATGGTGGTAGAGTTTGTGGTATCCACAGACATAAATGAATCTTTTAGGTTTGGTGCTCCAGAATACCCAATGGTTTCCAACCAGTTTGTAATGGAGCACGAAATTGATCAGGATTTTTACACAACACGAAAAGTTATGGGAGTTGCGCATTTCAGATCAGATTATTTAGTACGGCATAAATACTCACCAGACGATTTTAGGGAATGGCTAAATATTCCATCCCCAATTGGTTTTAAGAGGGATGTGGTCAAATGCAAATTATCACCAGACTCCCTCAAGCTTGAGTACTCTTTCGTTGACAGGGAAATGCACCACCATTTGGACACAAGGAAGAGAAAGTCTTCGGAAAAAGCAACAATAAATAATGTGTCTGACATACCCTACCCAAAAATGAAAAACATTACTCGGTTGGAGGTAAAACAATACCTTACAGTCTCGCAGAAATCCCTCTCAGACTCCATATCAAGCGGTATCAATGCGGTGGTAAATACTATAACAGGTTCTGGTGGAAGTGCAGGGTCAAGGTTTAATACTGCATTTACTGGAATAAAAGACTTTGCTAGTTCATTTATGCCATTGCGTGAAGACAAGATTGATATTACAATCTACGGTAACAACTTGTCAGAAAAACACGAGTTGGAATATCTGGCACTTTTTATCATTGAAAAAAGAATACCTTATAAACCGTATTCCGGTATGTACACAATATCTCTGGAAGAAGATGTAATAGGATCTTTTGTGAAATTTCATGTTACTCGCCTGTCCGGCGTATTAGACACTGTGGATTCACTAGTTAATTCAAACGAAGCAACACTATCAAACATTGCACTTAAACCAACATTTACACAAGGTTCTGCAAAATTTGACCTTAAAGAGGCTCACGCTAAAAAACTTACATTTTTCCAAGAGTCCCAAGGTATAAAGGGTGTAACGGTAAAATCCTTTATAGATGAGAAACCAAACAGCGATTTGCAAAATCTGGAAATTATTAAGGTTAGGGATGAGAAGTTCGATCAAATGCGTGGAACATACTTGGAGCAGTTGTTTGTGGAGTCCATACGCCACAATCCTGATGAGCCTCCTTTGGACGACAAGACTAAAAAGGTTTTCAGTTACAACGAGCAAAATAGAAAGAATGATGATTCCACTTACGAGCGTGTACTACCCATGGGCAATGATCCCTCTTTAGCACAGATGGAGACTGAATAACCATGGTAACAAAGACATGTTTTGATTACGGTCAAACCAACATATCTGAAGGGTGCACAACTAATCTGTGCAAGGTGAAGAGGGTACGTTATTTCAGATACCACACGGAATCAAGGGGCAAGTCTACTCCAACCAATACAGGTAAAAACAACTCCACGGTAGTACCAAAAACCGAGAATATGTTACTACCAAAAGTGCAACCAGTTTTAATAAACCAAGCACTTTTTAATTTTAACAAGGCAACCTACTTTAAATTATTTAATGCGCAGATAGCCCAGTATTTTTCAAGCAGGTTCCCATTTTCACCTTTGCGCAGGAAAAGATATGTCCCTTTTCCAACTATGGAAGTAAATGTACCAGAAAAAAATGCAAATGGTAATTGGGTAATTGTGAGCAGGTACACCAAGTTGCCTGCTGGGCAATATCAAACACGCCTTGGAGATAACCTCACAGGAAAAGAAGCATTCCAAAAATGGTACTCTGCCTATGCTGCCGGGGTTCAAGACCCGGCAGCAAGATGGAAAATTGTTTTTGAGCACTTGAGTGCAAACTGGAGCAATTACGCAGATTTGGGTTCAGATAATGCAAAGCTATATGCTCTACAGTTCATACAGGTAATTAATGATGCCTATAGCGGACTTATAAAAATCCCTTCCAACTTCTAAGTAATACACCATGGCTACAGCATCCCTAAGAGAAACTTTAATAAGTGGATCACACGCACTTTACCCATACTTAGTGGCTAATGTGACAGTGCATTACTCCACGATAGGTAACAAAATAGCTGTCAAAGGACTGGGTAACTACGGTGCTGCAACAAAAGTCATTAAAACATCTCAGCCAGTTACTAGGAAAGAGCTAGCATTCCAGTTTGTGAGGTTAAATGCTGCTCCTGATATTCCATACATTCAGTCTGTTTACAAAGATAATGAAGATGATGTTGTAGAGGTTGCAGATATTCAGCTTGGAGCACCAATATTACATAGTGACGGTAAAACACAAATATACCAAGCTGCTGGAAGAATTATTTACATATGTCAAACTGTTTATGATCCCGGTACATCCACACTTACTTATCCACTAAGTCCTATTGATGGAAACAAAGCGCAGATGCCTTATATCAAGCCATCTGGATCATTAAACACTGACTCTTGGGCTGGCGGTGGTTTCAATGCAACATTTCCATTTACGCCAGTTGGTGGCGTAAGCTTTTCTTCCAATACTGCGACAAGCACATCTACTAGCGGTCCAAACGACACAATTGGGGGTTAAAAATGGCTATAGACTACGATGGAACTTATGGTATATTTACCAAAATAGGACTTATTGGGGGGTTTTTATCCGATATAAACACCTTTCAAAAATCACTTGTAAATGTAAAATCCCC